TCCTGCAGAGCGCCAGCCCGCCACCAAATCCCATCCAGTTGAATCGCATATTCGGGCCTCTACAACTGGGAAACGCGACAACATTTATCGACAGCTCAAGACTCTCGAAGAATGTGACAAGGAACACGTGAAATTACGGTCGTCGGTCCCTGATGACTACATTCCACGCATGCATGCTTTGATTGCACGGGAAGGGCAGATCAAGGCACAGGCTAATCGGAGTAAGGGTGGTGGCCCCAAGTGCTTTTTGTGCAACCGCGCTGGTCACTTTGCGCGTGATTGCCCTGACGGCATAACCGATAACGACGATGAGTTCTCCGCTTATCGTGACGCTAAGGCGGAACCTGTTGTATACAACGGAGATGACGAAGAATCGAACATTGAAGCTGTGCTGCAGGCCTCTCTAAACGAGTCTTTGTCCAAAGTCAATTTTGACGACGGTGCTGAAGATCGGCGCCGCCTTGAGGCCCTCAAGGTAGATGGGCCTGTCGGTGGTCGCGCCGACGAAGAGCGTGAACCCCCGCCGCCAAAGACCCTGTCTCCGGGTCGTGCTGAACGGCGTGAGTTGCTCAAGAATAAGAGACTAGTTCTGAGACGGGTTAAGTTGCCTGTCCCAGCTGCAGTTGGTGATGCCCCTGTTGAATGGACTGCTGTTGTGCCTCCACCGATGCCGGTGCGTGGGGCAGCCCCACCTGTGCGTGCTCCCAAGCCTCCAGCTGTGAAAATTGTTGAGCCTAGTAGCCGGCTCACAACAGAACTAGCAGTCGTCGGGCGTGAACCTGACGTTACTGAAGAAAAGTCACCCGTCGTTGAACCGACTGAGTTGGAGCTCAAGACGCGTGAGGTCACCACTTTAGCACGTGCTGTGGCCAAGACTGAATTGCCCGATGAATTCGACTTGGCCGCCCAGGCGACCATGATCGATGTGCGTGCCTTCAAGGACACTGAACCACTGCCAGCGGCAGTTAAGGTTAGTGTCCTGGTTTGGGTGTGCATGATCATTTCCGTCGTGTTCCTTGGGCATTGGGTTGAGCCCGATTGCGAATGGTGGCGACCTACCGCTTGTCCATCGTTCAGCATCACCAGTTGGTTGTCTGGTGCTAATTCCAACCCAAGTCTCATGTGTGGCATAATTGCGTTTGCACCACTGGACATCGGCATATTCAACGACCGAATCAGTAACATGCGTCCCAATGCTTGGTTGACAGGCTCAACCTACACGCAGTGGCAACAGTGCCAAAAAGACCATGTCCTACCGCTTGAAATGCGGTGGGCTGTGCGCAACTTTAGTGCGCGTGAACTTCTGATATGTATCTTGTTGATTTGTTGGGCCTTGTGGGCCCGGCGGACCATATGGTATACCCCGTTAGAATACACGCGCCTCACGTCTAAGTACGACGTCAGGAATTTGGCGAACATGGCTAGACCAGTCACGTTCAAAGATCCGTTGTACCGTAAGTTTCGCATTACTGAGATCACTGGCAACATCTTGACAGACTTTTGGCGGTTTGTCACTGGCCAAGCAACTCGTGAAGTTATTGTTTCTATGGAACTCTTTGCTTCACTACAATCGTGCAGACAACAGCTGCTATCGATGAAAGGCAAGAAGAATGCTGACCTAGTCACAGGACTGTGTCGCAATGCTGAGTTGCATGATCAACTAAATATCGACCGTTATGTCGACGCGCTTCACGGCGTGCACTTGCAGACAGTGTATTTAGCATATCATCACTTGATGGCGGAGGAGCGCCACAAGGAGACGATTTTCTAGAGGACGGTGATCGTTTGGTGCTCTACGGTTATTACATCGATGAAATCAGGTTGGCTCGCAAAGACTCTGCTGTTGCAGCAGTTGCCATACCTTTCATCGACCCGAAAGTTCGGTTTGAAGTGATTTCCGCTAAGCGTGGGCGACGTCAAGTAGTTGCAGTGAGTCTAGGTGCACATGCGCGTGGCGCGTGCTACCCTCACCCTGTGATGAACGACGCCTATTCAACGATTGCCGGGGCAGCGACGCGCTTAGCGCTGCTAAAACCCCCGTTTGACCGCTCCCTCGAAGCGAGTCTGACAAGGTTTGTCCATGACTGGTGTGACTACTACGTGAAGCCCCTTCCGTTTGACACCGATCTCACAGTTGAGACATGGCTGCCTAAGACTGCATACAGTGCTCTCCGCCGAGCTCAACTGCTCGAGTGTCATTATGCAGCACGACCGAAGCGTTGGCGCGCCTGTAAGTCATTCATCAAAGACGAGTTTTATGTGGAGCCCAAGCCGCCCAGAACAATAAACTCGCGTTCCGACTGGTTCAAGACGATGGTGGGTCCGATCTTCCATGCCATTGGTGAGGTGGTCTTCAACCTCCCCTTCTTCATTAAGCATGTGCCTGTGGAGATGCGTGTGAACCACATTATCGAGATGATCAGCATGTTAGGTGCTGAATTTGATGAAACTGATTTCTCCAGCTTCGAAGCTCATTTCAAAAAGTTGATCTTGAGTTTGATACCCCACGCCGTGTATCGTCGTTATCTCATCAATCTTGTGACAAGAATGTGCGTCAAGATCTTTCTTGAGTTCCTTGAGGACGTCATTGAAGGTCCGCAAAAACTTTACTTTTCCAAGTTGATTATCGACCTCGTTGAGGCCGAAATGTCTGGCGAGATGTCCACATCGCTCACCAATTCACTCACAAATCTCATACTATACTGCTGGTTGTTGTCACGAAAGTACAAGCGGCAGGTGTGGGCGATTAAGGGTGTGTTTGAAGGTGATGATGGTATCAATGCACGTCGGCCTGAACACAGGCTGTTGCAAGACGACTTTAAGCAAGTCGGTTTTGAGTGCAAGTTGAAAACATCAACTGACATTTCCGGCACGGACTTTTGTTCTCTTATCTTTGACGAAATTGAACGAATTCCTATTACAGATGTAGTTAAGGTGTACATCAAGTTTGGCTGGGGCACAGGGCAGTTCATTTGTGGCAACACGAGGAAATGCTTAGAGCTTCTGAGGGCCAAATCTTTTTCCATTCTGTACCAATATCCTGGGTGCCCGGTCTTATACGAGTTAGCTCGTTATGGACTACGTGTTACCAAATGGATAAACATGGAGCGGTTCTTCAAGAGAGCCCATGGTAACAGGCGTGACATGGAAATGTATCAACGAGCCTACGCCAAGCGGTTTGAGTTAGAGCGATTGCAGTTTGTCGAGTGTCCCCGTACACGTGACCTCATTGCTCGCCGCTTTGGCCTCAGTGTTCCTGAGCAGTTGGCTGCTGAGTCGTATTTACGTGAGTTGAACACGTTGCAGCCCTTGGAGGCGATTTTACCGCACCATTTTCCCCGCTCGACTGTTGAAGCGTGGTTTGAATGGGTGCGGGGCGTCAATCGTTCTCGACTGGTAGCTGGTCAACATCCCGATCTCCCAATCAAAAGCCATCACGACAATTTTGGCCAAGAATGGTGGGATCGCCATGGGGATCAGATCAGATGTGGCCGCCTTCGCGGTCAGTCGATATTCTCGTTTGGCAACTCTTAATCTCAGTTGTCTGTAGCATCAGGTTTGTGTACATTTGGCTTATCGCTTCACACCCGGTAAGCAGAAGAAAAACAGTTTGTGATATCCACAGGTGAACCCTAGTAACCTGCGCACTCTGGTCTAAGTGGCTTTCTCCACATTCCTTATAAACTGTACCTGAAGACCTTCGTCGCGGGGGCCCAGTTGCTAGCCAATTTTAATTCCTTCACCCTACCCTGACAGTCCGGCTTGTGAACAAACATCCAAGCAGCTAGTTAATCGGACACAGGATGCGTAAGGAAGACCGGGAAGTCCCCGGTGTCCTTTCAGAAACTCGGGAAGCCAATATCCTAGAATCAATAGTGCAACCAGAGTCGGAAACTGAAGAAACCGTGACTATTGCGCGTCAATATGACGAGCCTAAGGTTCTCCCTTGGAGTCTCTACTACTAACTACCCAAAACGGCGCAATGACTTCGGCCGTGCTAAGTTGCCTGATGATCCCGGGCATAAATGCCTAACGACTGCACGGGTAGAGTTCCTACAAGATGGTGGGCTAACAGTGTGAGGTACAGTCTCCGTATTGATTTTCGGGGCATATGGTCAAAATCAATCCCAAAAATCGTGCAAAGGGCGCACGCCGTGGTGGTCGGACTACCCCCAAGAACGTTCAGATGAAGAACCAAAAACATTCAGGCCAAGTCGGCGTCGCCAAGGGAGTGACGACCGGAAACCGGCGTGCTCGCATGTACCAAGAGGGGGATGCATATGTTGTTGAACATGAAGAGTACGTCGCGGATGTTTATTCCGACATGGCCAATGTCTTCGCTTACGAGGTGTACGAGCTGAATCCTGGAAACGGCGTGACGTTCCCTTGGCTCGCCAACATCGCGAATCGTTACGAAGAGTGCGAATTCGAATATCTCAACCCGAAGTACGAAACTGCCGCCCCAACGACGGCCAGTGGCAAGGTCCTGCTTGCCATCGACTTCGATCCTGCCGATGACACAGATCTCGGCACCAAGGAAGAGTTGATGAACGATGATCGCACGAAGAGCGCGCCTGTGTGGCAAACGTTCACTCAGACGGTGAATCGTGACAAGCTGCGCAAGCGTCTCTACATCCGCCAAGATGGCGGAAGTCCGGAGGATTCAGCGGACAAGCGACTTCAAGACGTCGGCAATTTGTTTGTTGGCACCACGGCGACCTCGCTTGGTGCCGCAGCAATGTTGGGTGAGCTCTGGCTGTGTTACAAGGTTCGCTTTTTCACGCCCGTGCTTCACACACCAATTGGCATGACGTCCGTGTCGTCTTTTGAGGATGCATTTACAGGCACGACGGCGCGAACCGATCTGCTCAACGGCATCAATATTCCAGCGAATATTGGTGACGTCGACACGCTCGCGTCTGGCCTCGCTGTTGGTCTGATCGACAACAACGCGGCCAATCTGCCAGGGCTTGGCTGGGTTTTTGCGAACACTGGCTCGACCGTCCCGGCAGGCACCTTTGCCATCAAGTTCTTGAAGGACTGGGCAGGGCGCATCATGCTTGACATCGCTCAAATCGGTGGTTC